TGTCAGGTACGTGTCTAGGTATTATAGGTCTACCAGAAGTTTCGTTTCCTATACCAATACCAAACACACCAGAATTTATATTAGCAACGTAACTACTGTTAACACCTACGGAATTAAAAGAACTTTGTGTTGTTTTTCCTGGAGTTGATGTTGAACTAGTTTGAGTTTGATTTGTGTTTAAAGAACCAGAAAATGGCGATTGGTTTGGATCCATAGGAGCTACAATGTCGTTAGGATCTGCTAGTGGAGAACCCACCAGGCTAGTACCTGTAACAAGCTGAGCTACGTTTACAACTGTTGTTGTAGGTTCGTACTCGCTAGCATCTAAGTTACTAAGGTTTTTTCTTGATGTAGATTTCCAAGGAAGTGGTGAGCCAAATGGACTAGGATATGTATCTATAACTACACCAGACGAAGAGCTATTGTAAGTTATCGTGTTGATACTTGAAAAATCACTAGAATCACAACCATCGTTTTGACAATCAGTCATGTTTAAGTGTTTTCCAGTAGGACTTAAATAACAACCTGTTGCGTTGTAACCAGAGCACGTTGGATCTAAACAATCGCTGTCTTCTGGATTAGGCTCTATAGTATACCAAACGTTACTACCTTCCTTAATGTATTGTGTTGATCTTTCGTATGGAGCTGTTCCGCTATTATCATCCCAAGGACCCCAATCTTGAGCAACAACAAAACCTTGGTGTATTATACCTGTTACAGTGTCCCAGTCCATACTAGTATCAACTAAAGGTATTGCAACACCATTATCATCTAACGTTACACCATCAAAACCTTCTTGTTGTAAGTTCCAAATAATGTGCTCCCAAGTTGGATAGCCTACTGTAAACGGATTTGGAACACCACCAACACCAGGTTGATGATTTAATATGTTACATGGAAACGTTACATGTAGAGAGCCACCAGCTGTTGCTATTGGAGAAGGAGCGTTACCAGCGGCGTTTAAACCATCGGTATGCATCATAAGTCTAAAAGAACCTATATGTCTTTTAACCATGATGTAGGTGTTTATATCCCAAGTGTTGTTGTTAAAATTATCTATAGCATATTGAGGTATCATACCTGTAGGTATTTCAGTAGCAGGAAAACTACATAAACCATCAGTTTCATAACCTCCATTTAATTGTGCAGCGCTTGCGGGATAAAATTGCCAGTACCACATAGAGTTAAAACCAGTACTATGTAAACCAACATCATTACAAACCTCTTTCAATACAGCCTCACTATTTGTACCTCCACTACCAGGTAAAGATGGAGCAAACTCATAAGAGTTACCGCTATTAATATAATGACGATCTGTTAACTGAGACAGCGTGCTACCACCGGTTACAGCATCATACCAGTTTAACCAACAGTCGTATTTATCAGTATTACAAGGATGACTAGCATCGTAGACATTGCTGGTAGGGTCTGTAACATCTTCACAGTTTCCTAATCCACCACCACCGGTGTAACACTCCTCACACTGATCACAATAACGACAACTACTATCATCAATAGTAGCGTTTGGATCGTAATTACATGCTAAAGAATCTATACAACCTTGAACTTCCACAGGTGCATAATTACAACTACCATCGTCAACACCAGCGCTAGGATCGTAGTTATTAGCTAACGGATCTGTACAACCAGGCGTTGGACAAGTTATCTCAACCTTGTTACACTCTGTTACTAATTCATCTTCTACAACTAAAAGAGTGTGTTGATCAAAATCAGAGTAAGCAGCGTCTAAAGCTCCTCCGTGATCACCATAAACCTTTACTTCTGGTTCGTGCTGCCATGTTTTAGTAGACGAACCTTTTTTACATCTTTCTATATTTATTTTCTTTGGCTCAGAATGATTGTCTGTCCAAAATATCATACCATCAATAACGTTTACACCCGTTATGTTTCTTTCTTTATCAAAATTTAAACTTCTATCACCGTGAAAAGTAACTGTTTCACCAACACTTGGAGCAGCTGCACCTAAGTCTTCACTTAGTGTTACTTCAGCGTTATTTCCTGAGTATGATATTTCTTCTATATGTGCTAAAACGTCGCCGCCTAATATATCGTCTGTAACTAATCTTAAACCACTTCTTAATTGTGGTCCATTAATACAAACTGTTATTTTTGTTTTATTACAGTTAACATCAAATGTAACAGCGTTAACCTCTGTTCTAACTTTCCATATATCAACTAATACTGATTTTTCTTTTTTAAACCACTGTATTTCTTTTCTAGCGTTAGTATCATACTCAACTATTCTATCCATCCAAACACCATGATTTGCTTCAGGCGTTGGTATTGTTGATATAAACCTATACATCATATCAGTTTCTTTATCTATAATAGCTGCGATATGTGTATTTGTACCAAAATATCTACCTTGAAGTGCTGGATATGACTCAAAAGTACACCCTTCCCATCTGTTTCTAGGACCGCTGATAGCTTCTGTCACCTTTATGTTACCTAATATATTTTGTGCTGCCCCTACATCAGAATCTTCAGATGTTGAAACAGTTATATTAAGTGCCTCTCTGTATAAACCATTTTGTACTATTCTTTCATCTTGGTCTTTTTCCATTCGACCTCCGGTGAAAGTATTTTTAATTTCCGGCATATATCTTAGTGTTTAATCCATTTAGACTTACCTCTAAATACTTGAGATATTTCTTCAATTTTAATATTTGATAATCTTATTTTTGCCTTTCTAGTTTCAGCAAATCTTTCTTTTTTTAACCTTTGTAATACATATTCTGGTGTATCTATTCTTGCTCCTAAACAACCATAAGCTATCCACTTGTACATTGCTTCTTCAGCAAACTTGTGAACTATAGCTTCGTCTTTTGTTCCGTGACCATCACTAATATATTTTAGTATTATAGTTTTTCCAGCAATGTTAGAACTAAAGTGTATATTACCACGCATGCAGTCTATATAAAACGATCCATTGCCTTGCACATACTCAGGTTCTAGACCATATCTTTTACCGTAGTTTGACATGTAAGTATCTGAATCTACAGAAGCATTTATTGTTGCAGCTGAGTTAACAGCAACAGAACCTGTACCTAAAGCACCGGTTTTATATCTTGACCAAGTGTCACTATCTGTATTGCAATCTTTTGATGTTAATGTAGTATCTTCCGGCCAACCGCTTTGCACTTCATCATATATACCGTCCCAAGGTAAATACGATCCAAAAATATCTTCTGTTTTATTAGTAAACAAACCAGTAACAATATCGCTAACAAGAGTCTTGTAAAACTCAGCTTTATGTATTTCGTCACCTATTAAAGCAGCTCGCGAAAATGCTACATGAGAAGTTTTAATTTTCTCTATAGCTTCGCTAGTTCCCTCTACACCAACATAATCATCTACTAACTTTTTAAAAAGAGCAATACAATCGTTAGCTGAGACACCTTTCTTTTCATATTGTTCGTAAGCTATTGCTTTACCAACTAAACAATCCCATACACCCCAATTGTAATTAGTTTGTTCACCACAAGGCCTATCACTTATTTTAGTATACATAGCTTCTGTGCAACTACAGTAATTGTCAACTTTAGACTTCCAGTTCTCTAAATAGTTATATTTACCTTCGTTGGGTAAATCCCAAAAAGAATCTCCCCTTGTCCCAATATCACCTCTCGTTCTAACACCTTCTGGAGATGGACCTCTGTCTTCCTCTAGTCCCTTACCAAAAATATCATTATATACATCAGGTATTTCAGAAGCAGAGCATGTTAGTGATTCTATCACACAGTCTACTTGTTGTTTTAAATCACCATCTTCAAATTCATAACTACAATCATCAGCTTGAGATATAGGGAACGGGTTACTAGTGTTTCTAGTAGGATATATAATATGCTCTATACCTGCGTTATCTACCCAGGTTAGTTTTACATAATTAACATAGTCATGTGGAAGTGGCATTTTGAGACTTGAACAAACCTCTATTTCTTGTGACTTACAAGATTTTATAGTATCATAATGTAATTCTTGTAAAGCCCTATGAGCGTGAAACGCTATATCGCCATTTAGTACGTTTTCTAATAACTTGCCTTCACCAACGTAAGCCGCTGTAAAGTTTTCTATTATTTCTTGTAAGCTTATGAATTGATATTCACCGAGATTTGTACCATTATAGTACGTAGATGGAGTTGTAGCTCCACCACCGCCCGGCACTGGTAGTGTTATAGGCATATTTATTTATTTTCTTGTTGTAAATTCTGTTGTTCTTCGCTTGCTGCTGCTTGATACAATTGAGGATCTTCTATTGATATACCAGCTAGCTTTAATATATTAACAACAACATCTGCTCTTTCTGAAGCATGTAAAGCAAAGTTGTTACTAGTTGCTGGGTTGTAAACCGCTTCTTCATTAACTATAACATAACCCCAAGAAACTATACCTGGCATACCGGTTACAGCTTCTACTTCTACACCAATAGTAACAGGACCAAGACCAGTGTGGACTTGAATTGTATTATGACCATCTTCAAAATAAAAATATTCGTCCGTAGCTAGTCTGTGCCATCTTGATCCTCTAATATTATTTATTTCAGAAATTTCTACTGGCTCTAACTCCTTTTTTTCACCACTTGGTGTTGTAGCAAATAACTTACCTGTGTTTGGACCAGCTGGTAAACCCCAAGTAAAGTTAATGGGGTTGTAAACACAAGGAACTCTAGATATTGTTACACCAGCTGTAGCCTGTATCTTTCTCATCACATGTTTTACAGAATCACCAATCTCTCTTTCCATAGGACTAGCTTTTCTAAAAGCATTTAAATCATAAAAGTATTGCTCAAACATATCTGACTGAACTTGATTAGCAAACAGGTTAAATTCTTGAGGTGTTATATAGCCTCTTTGCTCTTTATTTGCTAAAGCTTGTACTGTCTGATATACTGTATCTACGTTTATTGGCATGTTGTTTATTTTTTATAAGGAAACTTTTTATTTAAAGCTTCTTTTCTTTTATCACACCCACAACCTTTTTTGCCAAACACGCCGTTTCTACTCATAAATTGAGTTAGCGATTTAACACCGGTTACAGTTGTAAATTTTTCTATAGTATCTCCTAGTCCTTTAGATTTAGTCATATATTTAATTTTAATAAATGGTCGCCCCGAAGGGCAACCATAATTATTTTTAGTTAAACTTTTTCTCTAGTTGATTGTAAACTTCCATACCTTCGTCAGTTTTAAACCAATGCGCTAGAGCTGAGTAAGGGTGTTCATCAAACGGAACGTTCATTAACTTTCTACCGTTTGATCCCCACATAAAATGTCTTTGATCTTGAGATAATCTTATGTAACCCATTTCAACAGATTTTATACCAAAGTTTCTTAGCATAACATTTTCATCATCTGCTAAATCTAAGAGCAATCTAGGATTGTTTCTTGCAAATACTAGTAAATCACGTTTAAGTTCCTTAGAACTCAACTCTGATACCTTAGAACCCATCTCTGCTCTCATTATAGCCTCAGCCATATCAATATCCATGTCTCTAGCTGCTAATATTGCATCAGCTTCTAACTCTAGTACTTCTACTTCTTCACCAGCAAGCATTTCAGGTTTGTATTCGTAGTATATTTCATCTTTATGCGGATGGTATAGTGATAACAACTTCTGTAATGTTGTTTGTTCTTTTGGTACGAACAGGTTACCATCTCTAAAGATTATATGTTCTAATCTTTGATCACCTTTCATTTCATCTACAAATGGTGTTTTTTGATTTCTACAATACTTAAGTTCTCTTTCGTATCCTTTCTCATCATCAAACCAATGTATATTTGCTGATCTAATCATGTACGTTATAGGTGTTTTTCTACCTTTTAAAACGTACATTCTATCTTTCACCTCCCATTCAGGAGCTTTAGGAGTTAATCTCTCTCTTACTTGTGGTTGTTCTACAACCATTGTTTCTTCTATTTGAGGTTCTTCCACCTCAACTTTTTTCTTTTTAGCCATAATATAATATATAATAAAATTAATAAATAAAGGGGTTGGGGACTAAGCCCCAACTCCTTAATTAATATGCTTACTTCATTAACATGAAGTTGTTAGCACCTTGAGTAACCAAACATCTTTCAGAAAGCATGTGGATTTGCATTGCATCTAAAGCAGATGTAGCAGCACCAACTGAACCAGTAGTCCAAGTTTTCATTTTTCTGTTATCAGTTTGAGAAGATCTGTATCTAACGTGTAGGAACGGACGCTTAAGGTTTTTACCTAGCATTTGGTCATACACAGTAGAAGTTCCAGCTGGAATAAAGACACCTCTAATCGCGTTAGCTCCAGCAGTAGCATTAACACCACCACGAGTAGCTTTGTCGTTTAAGTATCTGAAGTCAGACTTATAGAAGTCGTAAGAACCTCTTCGGAAACCAGAGAAACCTAAGTTTAACGCCATATCTTCTGAGTTGTTAAATACTCCGTAAGAAGTACCACCAGCTCCGTAAGAATTCATTGCAGCTAACATGTCATCAATAGCTAAAGAAGTACCTCTGTTTACAAACATCATGTATTCTTCAATAGCACCTTGAGAATCAAACTCAGCTAAAATAGCGTCGAACTCAGCTAAATCAGTAGCAGCATTAACACCAGTTACACCAGTAGTAACGTTACCTCTGTCTTCTATAGCAGCGAATAAACCTTCAGTACCAAAGTTTGTATCAGTATCAGAAGCAGCTATACCACCATTATCGATTTGAGAAGCACCTGTTATACCTTTAACAGATTCAAGCATTGACATCTCTAAGTAATCAGTAAAACGAGCTCTAGTATCAGACTCAGCTTTTAAGTACCATAAGTAACCTGACTGTCCTTCTTCACCAGAAATCTCAACCCAACCAATACGAGCTGTATCAGAACCTGATACTTCGTAGTAGTCTTTCATGATAATTGGCTTGTTGCTGAACGACTTGAACTGTGGCTCATTAGCTCCTCTTGACTCTTGAGCTGCACCAGCAGCACCACCAGCGTTGTAAGAAACTCCTTTCTTGTAGTCAGAACCATAAACAAGTAATGTAACCGCTTGTGCAGTTGCATTAGTACTTAAACCAGCTTGCTCATAAGGAGCTAAGTCTAGTACGTTGTTATTTACAGTTACAACTAAACATTTAACAACTCCGTTAACAGAGTCAGAGATAATAACTGTATCGTTAACTCTAACACCATGCTGATTGTTAGTACCAGCTAAAGCAACACCATCGATGTTGTGTGTTAGTGTCATTCGAGGAAGAGCAGCTCCAGCGGTTGGTATAATACCACCGGTATTGGATAATGTTCCTCTGTATGATAGATGTAATCTACCTTGTTCAGACCATACAACTTGATCAGCTGCCATAGCCTCTTCAGCTCCAACTTGTGATAAGAAACCTGAAATAGTTCTCGGTCCGAAAACCTCAGCTTCTTTCTCCATTAGATCTGGTAAATATTGCTGTGCCCAGTCATTTGCACCGGACGTAAAATCTAGGAAGTTTGTAGATAACGCTTGCTGATGTACAGCTGGTACGCTATTCAAATTTCCTCCTGCAGTAATTGCCATAATAAAAAGTTTTTAAATTATTAATTCTTGTTTTTAATTTTAAATTTGAACTGAGGACCATCATCGTTAAGAACTCTAACCGACGGACCACTTTGTTGAGGTTCACTCAACTCTTGTCTAGGTGTCATATCGATATTTTTAGAATTAGCAACACTATTTTTCATAGCGTCAGCTCTTCCTTGTTCGTAAAAATGATTTGCTATAGCGTCTGCATTCATAGCTGTAAATAAACCTTTGTGATAATCACCTTCGTTAGACATCATACCATTTTCATCTAGAAACTTTCCGATGAAATTATCAATATCAGCCTGTTCTTTTTTAACTTTATTTACATCTTGAACATTATACCTAAATCTTTTGTCGCCGATGTTATATTCAAAACCTTTGAATTGATCGCCGAAAAACCTATTAGTTTTCGTGTGGAAATCATTTGTAATATGTTCGCTTTGCTTAGCAATTTCCTGTTGTTCGTTGTAGAAATTAAGTGCCTCTTGTTGCTCACTCGTAAGCTTTGAGCCAGCTTTAATTTCTTCGTAGTATTTGGACTTTAACCCGTCCAGATGGTTTCTAGCATCGGCAACTTGCTCTTTTAATGCTAGTTTTTTTCTTCGTATTTCTTTTTCAGTATGCTCTTCTTCGTCATAAGCAAACTGATCTTCCATTAGGAAGTTTATTTCTTCATTTGTAAGATGAGGTTTTGTTTGTTTGTAGTACTCATGTAGTAAATCATCGTTATCTAATTTACTGTAATCTTGATTAAGCTTTACATAATCATTTAAATTACCACCAGTATCTGCCATAAAATCCATAAGCTTTGTAATACCTTCTGGTAGCTCTTGCCCTGTAGCTTCAGCTACCTCAACAGCTTGTTCTATTTTTTCAGCAACCTTTTGTACTTTTTCTTCGTGTGTTACTTCTTCTACAACCGGTGTTTCTTTTGCCTCTTCTTTTACTTCTTCAACCTTTGGCTCTTCAGCTTTAGGTTCTTCTTTTTTAGATAAATCAACTTTTATTACATCTGGTTTATCTACGATCTCAGGCTTCTTTTTCATTTTAGCCTTTACCTTTGTAACATCACCTTTAGGTTCTTTACCTTCTGGTGCTTTAGTGTTTTCAGTAGTTTTATCCACTACTTCTTTAATCACTTCTTTTTCTTCTTTTTTAGTTTCTTTTTTTGCCATGATAAAATATTATATAATTAAAAAAAATGTTTATATTAAACCTGCTAAATCATTATTGTCAGGTGTTTGTTCCTCAAAGTTTTTTGGAGGAAGGTCATTGTTTCTTTGTGCTATCAACTCTGATTGTTGAGTAGCCTGTATTCTAGTTCTTTGATCTTTACGATCTTCTCTTTGTGTCTCAGCGGTACTAGCTTGTTGCATTTCCATTTGTTTTAACTGCATTGCAAACTGATGTTCCATTTGCATTAGTTGTTTTTTGATTTGAGCTTCTTGCGCTAGTATCTGAGATTTACCATCTGTTTTTAATGACTCAAGCTTCATTTGAGTATCAAGCATGGATTTGTTTTTCTTTGTTTCTGCTTCAGCCGATGCTCTAGCTGCTTCAGCTTGTGCTTCACCTTGAGCTCTAGTTTGCTCTAGTTGGTTTTGTTGATCTGATTCAGCTTTCTTTTTTCTACGTAGTTTAAGAAGTTGATTTGCGAGTTTTACGTTTTTAATAGCTCTTAAATCAATAGCATCCTCAAGCTCTATACTTTGTTGCTGAAGAGCAGACTGTATGTTGTTTTCTAACATTTGTTTTTCCTCTTCGTCTGGCTCTAACTCCAAGAATATACCAAAGTCATATAAATGTAAGTTAGCCATCTCTTCTAACGTAGCCACATTGTGAACACCTATTGACTCTATAAAAGCATTTTTTGTAGGTGAGTACTCTACAATATCAGATATTCTAAGTGATAATTGTTCAGCAACCTCTGTAGTTAAAAACATACCACTTTGTAGTATATGTCTTGTAGCTGTGTTACTATTTGCCGCGGCTAACTTTTGTACTCCAACTAAAGATCTTTCTGCGGGTGTAGAACCATCACTAGCCTCGTTTAATCCGGTTACATCACGAATCATTTGTAAATAGTAATTGTAATTACCAACTAAAGACTGTAGTTTATTACCACCTGGACCATTTTGTATTTCTTGTATTGGCATTTTACCAGGATTACCATCACCATCCTGCGTGTATGATCTACCAACTATAGAACCAGTTTGAAAGAACATATTTAAAGCTTCCTGTGGATTGTAATTTGTGCCATTACCTAAATCAACTTCAGCTAAACCATCAACATCTAAGAAAACTCCATCAGGTGTTATTCTTGATAATACCTGTTGTATCTTAAGATGTGTTAACTGTATCATATCAGCAAAACCTGTTATACGACTAACTAAAGAGTTTATTCTACCCTCATACATTCTAGGAGCTGTTATAGCGTAGTTCATTTTAACCTTAGTGTAATCACTCTTAGGTCTCATCATGTTTCTAGCTTTCTCCCATTTTATAAGTTTGTCAGTACCTAGTATTAAAGCTCCTTCAAATAAAATCTCTACAGATTTAGCTAGCTTTTCGTATGTACCGTTCATTGATTTAGGTGGGTTAAAACTATCGTCTTTTTCTATGATCTTCTCTCCACCGCTAGACATTTGTTTTAACTTAAACACCTCGTTCATGTATGTTTTGTAGTTAAAGTACAATACATCTATTTTATTACTATCACTGTCAGATATACTTCTATGTGAACCATACATTTGTGAAAAAGTACCTCTGCTTTTTTTAGATATTTCTTTTAATTCTTTTTCGTCTAAATAAGGAAACTGTTTTACAAGTTCATTTATTGGTATAGATTTTACTTCACCAACGTAGTATATGTCTTCAAAATAAGGAGATTCGCTATAAGAGTAAACTAAATTAGCAGGATCAACATAATCTATTGTAACGCCTTCAGAAGTATTAAATGTTGTTTTAACAGCTCCAATACCGCACACAGTTAAATCTTGATAAAATCTTCTTTTTATTAAATCAAATCTATTGCCTTTCATTAAGGTTTTTATAGCTTGCTCTTCAGCTATTTCAATACCTTGCTTGTACGATAATTGCATGTGAAGATTCATTTCCTCTTCACTTGTTGGTAGTTTTTCCTCTGGATTATCTTGAACAAATATACCAAAGTTTTCAGAACAAAACTCATTAAACTCTTTGAGCTTCATATCTTTCTCTATTGAAGCCATGTAGTCTGTTCTTCTTAAAACACCATTTGGATCTTGTGATGTTGCTTTTATCTCGTATAATCTTTCAGCTATACCATTTACAACTATATCAACAAATTTAGGTATAATAGGTACTGGTGTCCAATCTAAATTTAAATAACTCAAGTCACCATTTATAGATAACTCATCTTTGTATTTTTGCACAGACTGCTCTCCTCTAGCGTATAATCTTAGCTCATGAAATCTTCTATAATTACCACTCCACCTAGACTGTGTATTACCTCTAGATCTATCAAACCATTCGTGCTGTATCGCTTTGGCTACTTTTAAACCATAGTCGTAACTGATTTTTTCTAAATCACTAACAACCTGGCTAGGAAAATGTCTACTATATATTGTTTCAGCCATATTAATTCTTAATTATTCTACTCATGTTGCCTTGATTACTATATTTAGCAAAACTTATATTGAGCGGTTCTTTTTCAATTTTAGCGTTTGGCGTGTAAAGATGTTTGTTACAAGCCATTATGGCTAAACCACTACTTATTGTTGCGTCAAACTTTGTTCTTTTTGTTATGTCAAATCTAGCCCAATCGTTTAATGTTTTATTAAAATACATGTTACCGATTTCGCCACCATCCATGAAACCTACTTTATCTTGTATGTACATTTCAATTGCTGCTGCGTGAGCTTGTTTTATGTCTTCGCTTGAATTAGGTATACCACCTATTTCTTTTTCTGCTACAGATAGTTTGTTCCAAACTCTATCAGGTCTATTCATACTGTAACCTCTGTAACCTCTTCTTCTTAGATAATATAATAATCTAGGCTTGTTATTCTCTGCAAGCATTGGCATACCATAAAAAACCAAAGCCATTAATACATCTTCAAAAAATATCTCAGCTGTTGCTGGTCTAGCTATATATTCTAAAAAAAACTGACTAGATGGTATTTCTTCCATACTAAACTTCGTTAAACCATGCAAAGCTCCTTTCGACCCTTTACCATCTACAGTCCCTGATATATCGTATGAGTCACAACCAAAGGCACCTAGTAATTCGTTACCAGGATACCTAATGCCGTTTTTCATTATTATTCTGTTTTGTAGGTGTTGAGGTGGTACCCAACTTACAGCAAACCTACCTTTTGGATCTGGATAAAAAACAACCTGTGTATCTTTTATACCGCTAGCCCATTGAAAATTACCAGTTGTAATTCCTAATGTTCTAGACATTTCCTCGTTATAATCTACTTGTTCGTATATTTTAACTAGATTAAATATACTTCCTATAGCTTCGTCTCTAAACGCGTGTTCAGTTGTTCTAGGAAACTGACGGTAAAACTCGTTTAAAGCATCTTGATCAGATTTTAAACCATCAGCCTCGTTATTCCAATGCTCTATTATACCAACTTCAATTAATTCACCGTCTGGTCCGAGTACATCATTGTCTGGATTATCAAAGACTGGATGTCCGTATTCATCAATAAATCCTTCATAGTTCCATTCCATTGGAATAAAAAGAGAATATAAACCAGACTTTGTTTGTCCATTTCTGTTTCGCTGGGTAACGTCAGAAGCATTGTATAATTTTTTAAAGTTGTCTCCACCTTTGTCTAGGGCGTTGGAAGTTGAACCCATCATACATTTACCAACAACTCTACTACCTAATCTTAAACATGTTTTTGTAACACGCCAGTTGTTTAATATATTATCTGGTCTTTCCCACTTACCACTTTCATCGTGTACTAGTAGTGCTAGTTTTTCACCGTCATAACTATTATCACCCGTGTTCTTCCAATCTATAGTTGTGTCTAGACCTTTTATATCCTCTAACTGTTCGTTAGCTGTTATCTTTTTTCTAGTAAACTTACTAGCTGGTACCCTATAAGCTAATTCTGTTTTAGGACGGTCCATACCGTCTTGTATTGGTTTAAAAAAGAAAGGATAGTTAATGCTAATTGGCACAACCTTATCGGTAAACATTTTTTTAGCATCAGCACCTGTTTTGGAAAGTATACCATATCTTGCGTCGCTTGATATTGTAGCTAAGTTAACTGTTTCAGCTGATGACATAAAAGAAAAACCAGATCGTCTGTTTTTAAGGTAACACATACCATAACATCTATTATCAGCTTTACAAGCTTCCCAGAATATAAAAAATAATCTGTTTGCCTCTCTAAAATCTGGAGCACCAACATCTATTTTACTCCACTGTAGATACATGTAATGTGCACCTGTTATATAAGTTGGCTTACTGTTGTTGTAAAACCAAAAACCTTCCTCTCTACGTTTAAACTCTTCGTCTATATAATCATACCACTGATCTTTTAATTCTTCAGGATATGCTCTCCAATCAAATATGTTTTTTAACTTACTTAATTCGTTTGGTGGATCTATTTTTTTCCACTTATTGGATTCACGCAGGTGCACTTGCACTGGTTCCATCGGCAAGCCAATACGCAGATTTTGTATTTCAAGTATTTCCCCAATTTTACCAGTTTTTGATATAACGATAATATCATGTTCTTTATTGTATCCATATTTCCATTTTTTACCTTTATTCATACGACTAATTGTCGTACGTTTAATAGGTTCTATTGTTTTAACTAAACTTTGCTCGTACATTACTTAGATCTGCCTTCTGCGAATCCTTTAAAAGCTTTTTTCTCTGTCTTTTCAAGTGTTTTGCCCTCAAGCATGTTTTCTTCTTCTTGGATTCTGTTAAGTATTTCAAATGCGTCAAATATAGCTAGTTTTTTAGTAGCTGCAGCATTTTTTAGTCTATCAGCAGAAACATCATCTTCAGTATTAGTAATGATCTTTTCTTTTGCAACATTAATAAGTTCTTCAACTGCCCTGTGCCCAGCTTGGATTATAAGCTTCTTCGTTTCCTTGATATTCATATTTAATTGTAATAAATTTAGTCATAACTCTATAGAGTCTTTTACCATCAATAACAAACTCATACTTAGATACCGGGGTAAAACCAACTAGATCGCCTATTTCAAAAGTACCATCTGTATATGTTATTATACCTACTAGAGGTTTTTCTGTCTCAGTACTAAGCCTTGACGTTTCTTTTATTGGTTGAACAAAACAATAACCTTCTAATGCTCTCCAATTATTTTTATGTTTGTGTAGGAATATTTGATCGTGATTTACCAAGTAATGATCTTCGTTGATATAGCTTCTACTATTCTTTTCTTCGTTTTGAACGTTGTGCCATCTACGAAAAACATTGTGGTGTATTATTATCTCATCACCTACATTTATATCTGTATCACCAACTATGGGCTTAGATAAAACAATAGCATTTCTATTTAAATATTGATGATTAAAAATATCTGTGTTTAATATTAATTCTTTATCACCAACCTTTTTAGTGTTGTTATATCTCTTACCTTTTGGTGTTACAACAAAGTTGTAAACACTTTTCATTAGTATTCTAGATTATATTCTATTGATATAGCCATGTTTTTATTGAAGTCTTTCCAAGGTAAAACGTTTTTACCTTTTCTAATGTATACTGAAAACTTGTCTTCTTCTTCAATAATATCACAAATAGTATGACCGCCATACACTTCTTGCCCCACGGCATAGTGCATAGCGTCATTTTTATAATCTTTACCTACAGATATTTTACGAATTAGCTTCGCCATTTTCTTTAGGGTAGTTTATAGTACCGTCCATAATATTTATGTCATCTGTACCATACTCTTTTTTTAGTTGATCTTGAACAAGAGTCAACTCGTCGTTTACACCGGCTATAAAGTGTAAAGCTTGATGTTTTCTAGCTTCTAAAGCACCAATATCCATTTGTGCTTTGTTTATTCTATCTACAATACTTTGTATCTTTTTTAGTTGATCTTCAGATACATTTTTTGGTTTAAGGTCTATGACCTCTTCTTTTTTTGCTTTCGCCATAATTATTTAATTTAAGTTAATTTAATTTGTTTTTATCTTTCAAACCCAAACTTTAATCTAATTGGGTTTGCGTTTAATAATTCATCATTTTCATCTATGTCGACCGTATTATTTGTCTCTGAAAACGTTAAAGTATTAGTAGTAACCTCTGTTAAAGTTCCAGGTATTGGAGTGTCTAAATCATGTACATAAACCTGATCACCTACGCTAAACATTTTAGTAGCGTCAGTGCCGTCTACAGTTATTGAGTTTGTTGGTGCCGCGGAAGCGTCTATGTTTCCTTCGTTTAATAATACACCAGTACCCCATTTCCTAGCTGAAGCTTGAAAACCCGCTACATATAGTTTATCATAACCTACATTAGTACCGCTTTCGGGTTCTAGATCTATTACGATGTTTGGACCAATATTAGTATCAGCACCACCGTTTATAGAAGATGTATAAACAACTCCAAAAGCTAGTTTAGTTAAAGTACCAGCTCCAGCTGCACTTTCTAATCTAACACCTCCAATAACGTGATTTCTTATCGAGCCTCCAGTTGTTTGTGCTGCGCCAATATTACCTAAAGATGGAGGAGCAACACCATTAATTGATTTTGCAAGAACTAATTCATAATCTGCTAAAGAACCAGCACTATACGAACCATCTTGTGCATTTACGTAAGCAGCAACACTTTTTAACAAACAAGATCCTTTTGGCACATCTACCGCTGTCCAGTTAAATATAATATCACCAGCGTCTATGTCAACTGTACCATTGTTGTTAGATACATCACCAGCGATACAATCTGGAATTACGTCTACGTTAAAATATTTTGTCATAATTATTTTTTTCTTTTTTCAAATGATCGTCCGCCAAAATAAGCACCGATCACAGTTATTAATACTAATTGCAAAAGATCCACGTAAGAGTCTTTAACGTTAAATTTAATAGCGCCAGCATCAATAAATATAAGTAGCATTGTACATACTACTAAAAATATTAATACTAACGGTCTAACGTTTTTGCTTAACCAAGAATCAGAGTTCATGTCAGCTTGCCATCTAGCTGTTACATTTTTCTCTACTTCCATTTCGTAATTAGCAATTAGTTCTTTTATTTTAAGTTCAGCTGCTAACTTTTCTTCTTTAGATGTATGTAAATTGTCTATTACACCACCAACACTTTTAATAAGTTCACCAGCTCCACCCTTTATTATATTACCTAATATACTCATATTTTAAATTTTAAGCTTTATTTTGCTTACTAGGCTTGTTACCTTTCATGGTAACTTGCTTTTTGTTACTAGACTTGTCTATAGCTTTTTTAGCTTGACTTTTTGTTTCCATCACAGCTGTTTTCTTACCACCTTTAGCTATTAGCTTACCACCTTCTTTAGCTACTTTCTGAGCAACTTGACCGCCTTTCATAGCTTTAGCTCCTTTAGCAGCTAACTTACCAGCACCAACAGCCAAACCAGCACCCGGTACCATAGCTGCCGCGTTGATCGCTGCGTCAGCCATGTGTTTCTTAGCTGCTTTATTATCGCCTTTGTATTTAGCGTAACCAGCTCTACCAGCAGACAAAGCAGTGTTCATACCATCAGCAATATTACCAACAACTGGTATCATACCTGCAGCTGTTAATCCAGTACTAACTTTATTTAAAACATCTGTAACTCCTTTTGCTGGAGAATGACTATAACCTTTTTTACCAAGGTCAACGTGCTCCTTGTGTGTATCAGCGGTTACAGTTTTACCGTCTTTATACATTTTGTGAGTTTTAAACGTAGCTGGAGAATCGTTACCAAAACCAGAAAAGCCCTTCATTTTATATCCCATAGTTAGTGTTTTTCCCAAGGAAAGCTAGCGTCACCTTCTGGCAGCCACTCTCCATTGTAGTTTATTTTACCATCTTTTCTTTCATGAGTTTCACCCATATAAGTTATAGTGTGATCAGTGTAAGATAACTTACCAGTCTTCATATCTACAATATGACCCATTTCATGTATAAGTATTGCTCTTTCTTCCTCGCTACCTGGTTCAACTGATTTATCTATAAATATACTACCATCAGCATTAGCTTCACCTTTTATACCAGGAGCTAAGTTTTTACGAATAACAGGTGTACCTGGAATAGAAGCATCGTCTTTATTAAAACGATTCTTATTAGGTCCACCATACTTTCTACTTTCACTTCCTAATTTAAATGCCATATTATGTAATTGATAATGGGTTTCGGCGCTTTCTAGCTTCTTCTTCTTTCTTTTTGTTCTTATTATATTCCTGCATAATAGAACCTCCCTCTTTTTTATATTTATCAGTCTCTTTCATAACTCGATCACTTGACTTGTAATTACCTTTACTGTCTTTAAAAGATTTTCCAGTATTAGGATTTATTTCATTACTAGTTTTAGCTTTTGAAGCTTTAGCGTTAATACCAGCTGTTTTGTTTTGACTAGCGTTGTTGTCTCCTTTTAACTTGTTCTCAGAAGCTGTAGGATCATGATCTTTCTTTTTTCTTAAAGCACTTATCATAGAAGCATCACCTTTTTGTAAAGCTTGTCCATAAGCAACATCATCTAAAAATTTACTAGCTTTTTCTCTAAAACTAGCAGCACGAGCTTTTCTAGTTTCAGCTTTTTCAGCTTTTTTCTCAGCTCTAGTCATAGAAGCTTTTCTAGTTCTTTCGTCAAGTTTAGCTTTTTTCTTAGCTGTTTTTTCGTCTTGTCTTTTTACAGCTCTAGCGTTTCTAGCTTCTTTTCTATCAGCTTTAGCATCTTTGCTCATTTGCTTTCTTTCTGATCTAGCTTCCTTTTTCATAGCCCTCTTGTTCTTCATATTTTCTCTAGAAGCTTTTGTAAAAAGTTTGTTAGGACTATCAACGTTACCTGAAACACCACCATCTTTTTCCATTTGGTCAGCTTCTCTTTGAGAAAAACCTTCGTTCATGTAGTCTTCAGCTGTTTTACCTTTTTTACCCATAGCCTTATTGTACATTTCTTGATCAGCTTTGAAGTCAGCCTTAGCATCGTTCATTTGACCATGAGCAGTAGTTTTAGACATTTTTGGTTTAGGCATATTAAACTTTTCATCCATAGCAGCCTTTAAAGCAGACGTATGTCCAGAAGTCCCTTGTATTGTCCCTAGTTTGGCAGGGCTACCTTTCATTTTAAATCCCATAGTTAAAGTTTTCTAGACATAGCAGACTCAATACCTTTTTGCTTAGCTTGTTCAGCGGCATCTTTACTAGCTTGTCGTTGTTTATTAGCACCAATCAACATACCCGCAGCTTTAGCAATAAATTTACCAGGAGCACCTTTACCACCATCTTCCTTGCTAGCGTGAATAGCTTTACGTTGAGCAGCTGACGCATACTTTTTAGCTGGAGATTTATATTTCTTAGCAGGTGTTGGACCACAGTTGCTTTTGTTAGGTGATTTACCTTTTAACTTTTTAAAGTCATCACCATCAATTTTACCGTTGTTGTTTACGTCGATATTCTTTTGTTTACCAACTAAAGCTTTGCTAGGTGTTTTGCACATTGTGCTACTGCTGCTTTTCTTTCTTTTTCTCATTCCTGCTTTAGGATCAGTTTTAAGTTTATTAGGAGATTTTACACCTCTTTTCTTAAACTCTGATTTTGGAATATCCTTTTCTTTTCTAAACTCATCAGTACCTTCGTAAGTTGGTTGAGGTCTATTTACTGCTTGTACTTTTACAGATGCTTTTCTTGCAGCATCTACAGCTTGTTTATGTTTATCGGTTCCACCATGCATGGAAAATCCCTTCATTTTGAAACCTTTGTTATCTTTAAATTCTGGCATGTTATCTTGTTTTATCTTTAATCATATCATCTATGGCTTTGTTAAAAACCTTGTCAGTATATGTTTTGTTATTATAAAATACACTTCTATCTGAAACAGGTAAATCCTCTTCACCTAGAAGTATCCTGTAAATTCTACTTATTATTTGTGAACACTTAAAAGATGTTTTAAATACTGAATATTTTATTGTTGTTCTGTTTCTATGTCTCCACACATCAATAAAACCTTCTTTTCTTAATCTATCCCATCTTTGTTTATCCCACGAGTACGTATATGTACCATCTATAAAATCTTGTCTTGTAAATCTTTTCTTACAATCCAAGTATATTAACAGCTCTAGATCAGCGTCGTTTAATCCGTAAGTTTTACAGGCCCATTTACGAACGAGCCTGTAATACTTAAAGATTTGTATTTCACGCACATCTTGCGCAGTTAATCGCATATTACGACGCGTGAGCTATTATACTCTGTGTTATCACAACTTCGTTATGTGCAGGGTCACCAAAGAATATATCATCGTACATATCAACAACTTCGATAAAATCTCCTTTAGTGTGAGGACCAGCTTCACATACAGCAGCCATCATATTAGAGATATAAGCAAAACCGCTCATAGCTCCTTTGTTAGTAGCTACAGTTGCAGCATGAGTTAAAGTAACAGTATCAACACCATCGTTAACACCTTCTTTAGCTTTAAACTTTAATACAGTAGTTGTTGCATTAGTTCCTGTTGCTCCTAAGAACATATCAGCAGGATACACAACAGCTGTACCAGCTATTGGTTCAAACTCAACCTCAACAATATCACCAACTTCAAGGTTATAACCATTAGTAGTATCAGCGTTATCACCGTCTTGTTTGTCAATAGTTAAAGTTTCAGCTCTACCACCACCACCAAGAGAGTAAGAACCAGATTCTAATTTAA